CAAACACCTTTAAATCATATTTGCCATCAGCGGGAGCCTTGTGTTTGCCTTGGGATACCATCTTGCGCATATCTTTCCAAGACTTGGCAATGCCTTCCAAGTCAGGCTCGTTCTCTTTCCAGAAGTTCTCAGGCCACCACTCAGGTCTGTCTACAGCCTCGTCCTCTGGAATAGACTCTGCCGAACGGTGATCTACCGCTGCGGCTTCAGGGTTTACTTCTTTAGTGCTTTCGTCTTTAACATCTAAACCACCCAATAGGCCTTCATCCTGACTTGCGCCAGTATCTTCGGGTTGGGTTGCTTGAGTTTCGCTCATGTTGGATTCCTTGCTCGTTGAACACGGGTTTCAATCTCTTTAACAAGATTACATCGCCCCTCGTGAAAATAGCCATAAGACGCTTCCGCCCCTGGCAACCAGCAATGCTGCTCAATTGTCTGCTCTCGCAGCCACTTCAACAGCTTTTGCCCTTCCTCTGTGCCAAATACTCTTAGGCACAACTTATCTACATCATTGATTTCTTTTGGCACAGCCTTTGGCGGCGCAGAATCTAATTCCTCCCATCCACTCATCACATCACCTTTTTAGTTATTAACACTTCGTCAATCAAACTCTCATCGGTCTCTTCTGTAGCGTGTACGCAATACCATGTGACATCAGTAATGGCTAATACCTCATGCAAGATACCAGCCTCAATCGTGATGCACGCAGGAGCCTCGTAGACTTCAAGAGAATCCCCTGCACGCACCATGACTCTGCCCTTTGCTAAGATAGAGAAGTGGGTAAACTCATGCGTGTGCTTGGTTACTTGCATACCAGCAGGGATGTGCGCCTCTTTAGCGTATAGCCCATCAGCAAAGATATGTTTGATTTCTGGTTCCAATTACATCTCCATTCCTGTTTCTGCGGGAGGCGCAGTTGCAGCCTCTTGGTTATTGGCAACAGCTTCTTGGTTGCCTGCCATTGCCATCATCGCTTGGTCTTGCTGTGCGAGTTTGCGCTGTTCCTCAATCAGATAAGCACGCTCGGCAGCACTTGTACGCAACGCAGCAGGCACACCTAGCTTGTCACCAAGGTAGTCAATTAGGTCACCCATCTTGACAGCCAGCGCACCCTCGTTACCCAAGCTCTGTGTCAACTGCAAGAACTGGACAACAGAGTTAATCTCTTCCATGTTCTGCGCCATTGCCAACGGAGCGACAGGCGTGACCTTGACTTCCAATCCGTTAACACGCAATGGCAAATCAATGAGTCCACGCTCGTCCATGACCTGCAAGACACGGGACACGAGTGGCAACATGGTCTCGTTAATCAAGCGACCAAACGCTGAACCCAAGTTCTGTGCCAACTCCTTCATGCGCTCAACTACTTCGGTAGCAGACCGAGCGCTCATGTTGTCAGGCGGGAGTGACTCGTCAAGCAAGATACGCTTGATGTTCATGCGCAAGTCGTTGATAACAATCTGCGACACGTTAAAGTCACCCGCACGAGGCAGTGCACGCAGTGATTCGCCTTGTGGGCCACCATTACGAGCAACAGGGATGATAGCCCCTGGAGTAATACGCACGGTTTGCGGGTTCAACACACCATCATCGGCTGCTGTATACACGCCAGAGATAGCAAGAGAAGCGTTTTTAAGCACGAGCTCAAGTGTTTTGTTCAGTGTCTTGATGTCTGGTAGTGCTGTGATTAACGGGCCACGACCATAGATTTCACCAGCCACTTTCATGTAGCGAGAGATAACCCAAGGGCTAGACTTCATACGGCGATACACAAGCTCTTCACGACTGACGGTGTCAATGACGTAGTAGCACCAGTCGCCACGCTCTGCATCGTAGGTGGTTGCCTCAAGCAAGTCCACGTCATCGGTGGGTTTAGAGTCAATGCGCTGCTTAACAGACTCAGGCAACTCAGCGTCTTTCCATTGCTGGGTAATTGACTCACCCTTCATGCGCATCTTGCGATAGACCTTATCTACCTGACCGTTTGCGCCTTCCTCGTATGAGACCAAGAACATTGGCACGGGGATAAAGTTAATCGGTGCAATATCATCGCCAGGCAAAACCAGCATACACGCTGTACCCACCGACAAGTCGAGCAAGAACTCACCAATCGCAATGTCAAAGTTAGATTGCTTAATAACGGAGAACATCTTTTCGTTATAAACATCAAGCACCGCTTGGACTTCAGTCTTACGCTCAGGCGGGATGTCATTGCCAGGCTCAATCTTGCACCACTTACGCTGCGGTGGGAAGATACCTGACTGTAAACGGTTCGAGAATCGCTGTGTGGAGTTAATCGCAGTCGAATCGAACACACGGTTCATCTTCTTGTTGCCAACACTGTTGCCTTCCCAATAGCCATACAGCTGACGCTGAGGCAAAGCAAACTCGTAGCAGTCACGATACAAGTCTTCAAACAAATCTTTCTTGCGCTGTGCCACTTCGGAGCGCTTGATGAGCTCCTCGACTGACATCTTCTTACCTTCGTATTTAATCTTAGCCATGTCAGTTCCTATTCATACCATTCGAGAATCATTTCGGCAGCGTGTGCTGTGCCGTTTACATTAGTCAATCTAAACAGATATGTGGTCAGCGGCTTGAGCACTAGGCGTGCCGAGTGCATATCTGCTCCGCCTGCTTTCTTACCAGTGCCACCAATCAAAATCTGCTCAAGCAGTGTTGTGCCTGTGCTAGTCACTGTAGGGTTAACAAGGATTGCAGACTGACTAAGAGTGGCAGAGTAGTTGCGGTTAATGTTGACCGCTGTCAACGGTGAGCCACCAGCGACTACCGCACCTTCGTATAAATAACCCATTGCGTCTCCGCCACATAATCCTGAAACAGAGATAGAAGGCTTCACTCCACTTGCCCATGCAACAGCAATATTGATACTAGCGCCAGCCGCAAGAGGGGCCGCAAAGGAATTGACTACACCAATAGCGTAAGACCTGCCTTCGATTGTGCGCAATGTGCTAATGTCAGCAGTAGGCATCGGCAACTCAGAGCTAATAACGCTGGGCGTGCCATTGCGATCCGCATAAGTCGGCGTGACAAAGCGTGACTTGGTAGTGAGCGATTCAAGCTCTACGGTGATAGCCATTACTTAGCCTTTTTCTTCATCGCTGTCTTAGCAGATTTACGAAATGCAGCATCAGTCGGTGCGCCTTCGCTACCAGGCTTGCGCATTTTCTCTTTGCTGCCCTCAGCAATACGCTCACGCTTGGCGTGAATATTTGCATACAGTCCTTGCTTCATTTTTTTGCCTTTTGCATACCCGCTTCTGACATTGCAATCGCAACGGCCTGATCTCGTGACTTGACTTTATCGCCGGAACTAGACTTCAGCGTTCCTGCCTTGTATTCACGCATCACTTTTTTAACTTTCATTTTCATCTTGTCGTCGTTCATGCCTTTGCTCCTGCCAACATCGGTCGGTCACCCACTCTGCGTCGAGCACGCTGAGATGCCAGCTTACGCTCACCAATCTCACGCTCAAAGAAGTCTTGCTCTTGCTTAAGCGCCGCAGAGTATTTCTCTGTTAGCCCTTCAGAGCCAGAATAACTAGGAGCAGTTGGCGCAGTGGCTTCAAATTTCTCAGTAAACTCGCCTGGGTCTTCAGCACCACGCTGCGCAAGCTGATATTCAGGAATTCCACCAGACGAAAACCCAGTTTGCTTCAAGACATAATTGCTAGGCAGCTTGTCTGCGTCAAAGCCTTTGATACGAGTCTTATTATCACTAGCCCAATTCTCAGTATCGACACCTGCCACACCAGATAACGCTTTGCCAAGCACGCTGTCCATGTTGTATAGATCGGCTTGCTCTTGAGACTTGATATTGCTAGCGGTCAAATATGTATTAGGTCTGCCGCTAATAGGCAACGCACTAAATGTGCCAGGCAATGGCGTGACTTTCTGATATGCCGCTACTTTTTTGTTGTACTCATCGCTTTTTGCTTGAAAGTCTTTAGCGCTTTGCTCAAACACGCTCATTTCCTTGCCGTATTTTTCCGTTTGCTGTTGGAAATCAGACAACAACCCCTGCTGCTCGGCACGAAAACCCTCACGGGCAGATTTCTGTGCAGACTCGTAACGACTTCCTAAAGACTTAATTTCAGCGCCTTGACGGGTGCTGCG